GCCTGTCTGTGTACGGAGTGTCTTCTCGCAACACACCCATACTTCCAGGCTCCACCATGTAAGGGTGGATGCCGTTGTTCATAATAATTTTGACAAAGGTCGAGGAGTAGGCCAGCGACCAAGAAACCGCCTGCGAGAACACCTGGTCAGCATTGCTGTTGAGCCACTCATCGTTGAGTGCGCGAGTCAGCGTTGGAATCTTGCGGTGTTCCATATCATTAACTGCCGCACCCAGGTTGATAGAGAAGCGGGTTGTCTCTGCTGAATACAGAAACGAGGTTAGCTGGTCAATGTGCGGATGAATTTTGTTGAATATGGCGGGCGTTTGGTCAGGCCCGTTCCCAAATAGATACCAGCTTCGCAGGGTAGCGTAGTCGGGGCGGCGCTCTTCCCTTGATACCAGACACTTTTGTATCAAATCAAGGTAGAACAATTCCCTCTGTACTGTCTCTTTTGGGATTCTCATGGTTTAGGAACCGAAAGGTTTTCGTGGTCTGCATAATAACTTGCTGGCTTCGGCCCTGTCAAATTGCCTGCTTCACGGGGGTTGATGCCCACAGATTCGCCTGCCACCGACTTGAATTGCCCGCCAATAACTGACTTCATGCTGATGTTCCCGCCGTTACCCCAGATAGCAGCATCACCAGCCCGCCCTTCCTTCTGCTTTTGGCTCTCATTCTGGGTCTCAAAGTGTTCACTGGCGGCTGTAGCCTCTGCATATTGCTTGTCAGTAAGCTTATTGTTCCGTTTTAGGTAGCCAGTCTGGTGTTCGCCCTCTTTGGTGGACTTGATGTCCGTCATTTGGAAGTCTTTTGCCAATCCCTCCAGAGTTTTGTCAGTTTTGGCAGTTTTTGCGGACTTCATACCCACTGGCTTGAGGTGAATGATGGAAAGGGTGGCTTTGCAGTGTTTCATGGGGCACTCAGGCTCCCATGCCTCAAATACACCGTGTGATTCGCAGTAATAGTCTCTCAAAATAGCCATAGTTACCCTCTAAGTGCTTCCTGTAGGTCAATTTCACTGTAATCATGGCGGTTGACCATTCCAACCTTGATTTTTATGCCATCTGGCGTAACTTTTAGCCCCATTCCAGCCATCATGGCGGGTTGTGGTTCCCGTCTGTACTCCACAAAACGGGTGTTGTCTTTGCGGCGCATGACCTTCACGTTGCCTTCTTTCCACTGCTGGTAGGCCTTGCTGACCCGCAATTGCATTATTTCGGTTTGTGGGTAAATCCTGTGGACAAATACATCGTAGAACTGCTGCTTACTTATGCCCGCAAGCTCACAAAACAAGGCTATAGAGATGCCTCTGTCCTGGTCTTTTATGAACCTTTTCATCTGCCGAAACAGTTCTTGCTTGGTCAAGGCCTTCATGAGCCGTACATTCCTATCTTCTTGAGGTAGTTGCTGACGTTGGTGGCTGTGGATAACTCTTCTGCTGACCGAATTTCCTTCATGGCACTTACCTCACGGGTGAGTTTGGCAGCTATCAGGCGGGGCTGGACTTGTTCTGCGTAAGCTACGCAGGCCAGCGCGGAGGCTATCACCCTGTCATCCTTGGCTCTGCCAGGTGCGCCTATGAATCCGTTCTCGCGCACGATGGTCTTCATCTCTTCCAGCAAGTCCATGCTGAACACGTTCATCATCCCGCGCTCAAAGTAGTCCTTGTAGTACGCCAGCATACGCTCTTTGCTGTTGGCAGTGGTCAAGTACCCCATGCTGTTGCCAGGGCCAGTTAGGCTGTCATTCCTGCGCCAGAGATAGTTCTGCATGTTGCCTAGTACGTCCATCAAATCTTTGCCCATGATGTTGCCCATGCTGGCTGCTGTCCGGCGCAAATTTCTAATTTCGTTGATGACCGCCTGCCCAGGGCCGTTGACCTCCAAGTTGAGGGTAGAGTTTTTGTAGGCTCCGGCAAGGTGAGAAATCACCCAAGCAAACTGGTAGGTGTTCATCTCGCTGGTAGCAAACTCAGCCACCTGGTCTAGCCCGTTGGCATACACCCTATAGACTTGGATGCAGAACCTGTCTGCCCAGTCAGAGGAGCCGTAGGCAGGGTCAGCACCGATGACATAGTAGGCAGCATCGTTAGGCTCTTCCCAGACCCGCAGCGTGCCCAGCCGTTCTGTTGAGCGCATGACCTCTGTGTCTTGAAAGCTCTGCCCAAAAATGTAGCGATAGCAGTCCGGCAGATTCTTCTTGGCTTCTTTGGCAGCGTCTGTGCAGCGGCTGCTAGAAAAGAAGCTAGTGCCCGTCATCACAAAAGCGTAGTCCTCTGTGGGCGGGAATTCTTGGTACATCAGGGATTCATCCTTGATACCTTCCAGCATCTTCCACCGCCACCAGGCCATCTGTCTGGAATTGATTTCTACGCCGTACAGTTTCTTGATGTCCTTTGTCCACTCACGCTCTTCTGGGCTTAACTTGCCGTCCCAGTAGACCTTGTAGATGTTGCTGTCAGCAGTGACAGAGTAGTATTCATTACGCCACCAACCGCAGAAGATGGCACGCTGGGTCTTAGCAGACTTGGCGGTCTTGTACATGTCGTGGAACATGTTGAAGCCCTGGGCGGTACTCTCAAACATGTAGAGCCTCTCAGGATTCTTTTCTGCCAGCGAGGCTATCAGGGAAGCTAGGCCTTCTTCGTTGCCCCAGGAAGCAGTCTCTGTACCATGTAGGTAAGTGATAGCTTTACCTTGCCCCAAGCGAGACTTATTCCCTGCGATTTGGTAGAAGATTCGGCTCCTGTTTTTAAGAACCATTTGGTTTCTATTGTGGGCCACCAAAGGAATCTTGTACTCTTTGGGTAGCCCTTCCATATACATAGCGAGAGTAGAGCGGAACATGTCTCTGTTTTCTTCTGTATCAGCCACCAGCGTGCCTTGCCAGCCAGGGTGGGTAAATTGCCAGTAGAGGTCAAGTGCCAAGCTAACGGTTGTAATACCCAGTTGACGGCCTTTAAGAATGACAAAGAAGTGGACATCTTCAGCTAGGCCTTTTTGTATTTCTTCCATGACATACGTCTGCGTCCCCAGCAGTTGCCCCATCTTTTTGAGACCTTCCTCCTTGGTCTCAATCTTCAGTTCTGAGCAAAACTTGTAGAACTTCTGTAGGTCAAACTTCATGGAACAATACGTCCGTGGTACGGTGCTTTGCAGGGAATCAGGAACTGAGTAGACAGTGTGCCCTTAACAATGCTGTCGCAAGTGTTGACAAACATCTGGACGTTCTTGTCCATGCGACCTTGGTACAGGTGGTACACGCCTTCTTCAAAGTGCGTGCCTATGCCGTACAGCCCGTAGGTATGCAGCCGCCAAGCGCCTTCCTCCGGCTCTGCTGTCCAGTGGGTAGGAAACATGGTCTTGTAGCGTAGCCCCGCCATCTCTGCGGCGTAGCACACGTTCTCTGCCACATCACTCTGTTCTGTCTCCGAGAAGGTTGGCTTACGCAATTCTGTCCAGGCTTCGCGGTACATGAAGAAGAAAGCAGGGGCTGCGAATATGTGCGATTTAGGCCAAATATGGTTACTTGCCTGCGCTATGCCCACAAACGACTCATTCTGGGCAGCCCATGCCGCAGCAGCATTCACAACGCCTGGGTTGGTGGGCACACAGTCGATGTCCAGAAAGCCAACAACGTCCGCAGTGCTGTTGTCCATAACGATGTCCATCCACTTGCCGTGCGGTGTCTGTGTCATGTGGTACGCCACATCCAGCCCTAAGTGCTTGCAAGTGTTGGTGTGTGCCTCCACCAGCTTCACATTGGTATTGGGCCAAGCAAGAGTGTGTATCTCTATGTTCATTCTGTTCCTAGTTCTACATGGTTTTTGATAGTTCTGCGTATCTCTTGATAGAAGGTACACCGTTCTTGAGTGTGACCACCTTGCTGTCATCAGGAGGAACTTCCCCCGCCTGCTGGTAGTGAAAGGCCAGAGTGGTAGGGTAGTTGACAGTGGCTTTCATAGACCGCGCTATCTTGACTCCTGAGTCCTGCACGGCCTTCCAGAAGTATCTGTCCCCTATGTACCCGTACTCTCGGGGCCGGAAACCCCACTCCTTGCACAGCGGGAAGGTTTCACGTGAAAGCAGAAAGCAGTTGGTGTCATTCCAGTGGATACCGTTGCTCTCAGAGTCAACACCCATCTGTGTCCCGTCCATCCTCCACAACACGCGAGGACACGTTACCACCTTGGCCTGCGAGTGCTGCATGACATCCACCATCGTAGCCACATGGTCTGGCTCAAACCAGCAGTCAGCGTCCAGCAAGCAGATAGCATCAGCACCCTGCACACTGGCTACCGACAGCCCCACTATCCTAGGCGTGTCGCCAGAGTCATTGCAGTTAGGCAGAGAGATGTGGACAACATCCGCACCCTTCTCAAAAGTCTGGACAGGGTGACCGTCTGCCACCATGTAATGAACAATGTCGCAGTGGGTCTGCTGCCGGACACTACGCCAGCACCTCTCCAGCACGGCTATAGGTTCTTTCCAGTAAGGGGTGACAACTGCTACTCTCATGCTTACTCCTCATAGAACGTCTCTGTATCCTTGACACGGCGCATGTACTGCTTGATGCGTACATCTAAACTCTTGCCGTAGAGCTTCTCTAGCTTGACCAACTGGGCGGCTAGGAACTTGTCTGCCTGCGGCTTCCCGTAGGTACGCTTGGCAGCAAAGTAAGAATATAGAAGCACCCTGGCCTCTGCCATCTCTAGCTGTACTCTGTCAGACATGTCAGTCACTGGTGGGTTGCCCCATCCAATCCAACAAGGCCAAGCAAGCCTCTTGTATCTCGCGGTCACTATCCCAGTCCGCAAGGCCTTCCTGTATCTGCTTCAACCTAGCCCGCACAATCTGGTCTAGCACTTCATCAGCAGCAGTGTTTTTCTCAAACTTGAGATGTATCTTGAGGGTCATGCCATTCTTTCTAGTCGGTTAATAGTTGGCTGGCTTACGCCATCCTCCATACACGTATTTGTTCATTTTCTGTCCTGGCTACAAACACGCGCTGTAGCCGTTTACCAGCCCTGTAGTTAGCGTTGAGTACCTTCGCCCTAGCCTCTACAGGCACGGTGAAGGAATCCCCTATCTCCATGTCCTCATAAGGGTAGGCGTACACCACCCTGGGCTTTGGCATAGCAATACCGCTTTCTCTCTCTATAGCTTGCATATCAACATCTCCACTGTGTCTATAACCTAATACTAGCATACTTGTATCAGCGGAGGGAAACCTATTTTTTTCT